GGCGTTGCCTGTAAATAATAAAAAAAACGTTCTAAATGAACAGGGGGTAAAAATGAAAAGGAATATTTTTCTTATCATTGGTTTGCTGATGGTTGTTGCAGGTGTCGCTATTGCGTACTTTGCAAAGTTTGAGCTGGCTGATGTGTCTGGCTTTGCGCTTACAATGTTCGGCGCGGGGATTGCAACTTCACAGCTTTGGCAGAAACGCGGCAAGACACAGAAAACATGGCTTGCGGTTCTTGCGGTCAGCCTGGTTGGAATCGGCGCATATCTGCTTGGATTCGGCGGATTCAGCAAGGAAACAATGACAACTGTAATTACTATGGTTTTTGGACTTGCGGGAATTATTGCCGGACTTATAATTGCCGCTATTCAGTCCAAAAACGCAAAACAGATTGAATAGTTTTTGAAAGTCGTTCCTTTTGGGGCGGCTTTTGTGTTATTAGCAAAAAAAAATGTCTTATCGGTATAGCGAGTTTATTTAAAGACAAGGAAAATCAAGCTATGAAAGAAATCTTGATTGACAAGCAGATTGGGGAATCATGGTTTAGCGAAGGAATCACGGCGGATTATGTAAGGGAAGAATTACAGAAAGCCGGGCTTGAAGATATTCGCATAACGATAGACAGCCCTGGCGGTGACGTTTTTGACTGCATCAGCATTTACAACGTCATCCGTGATTTTTGCCGCACTCATTCAAACAAAATCACAACATACATCCGGGGATTGGCGGCGAGCGCGGCAAGCGTTATTGCCCTTGCAGCGTCTGACGTGAGCGAAGAAAACAAGATTGTGATTGAAAGCAATTCCGTTTTTATGATTCACAACGGTTTGACATATTGCACGGGCAACAGGCACGACTTGCGTTCCTGCGCAGACAGGCTTGAAAAGATAGCCGACAAAATGATGACCGACGTTTATGTAAAAAAAACAGGCCGGGCCGCAAAAGACATTGAAAAAGACATGGATGCGGAAACATGGCTTTATGGACAGGAAATAATAGATGCCGGCTTTGCAGACGGATTTATTGAAAATTCAAACCCGGAAGAAGAACCGCAGAAAGCCGCTTATGTTGCGGTTGCAAAAAACAGTTTTAACAAAATGAAAATTGCCGCGCAGACGAACCTTGTTCAGCGTATGGCAATGGGTGCAAGTGTAAAAACGGAAAGCGCGGGCGGCGCAAATAGCGTTCCCTGCAAAAATAATATGGAGGTCTGCAAGATGACAGCAGAGGAATTAAAAAAGAACAATCCGGAGCTTTATGCGGCGATTGTTGCAGAAGGCGAAGCTAAAGGCGCAAACGCAGAACGTGAGCGCGCAAGCCGTCTTTTGGCTATGGGTGAAAAATGCGGCTGCACTGGTTACGCCCTTGAATGTATCAAGAATAACGCCAATCCTACAGATTCGGCAGTTATTGACGCATTTATGGATAAAAAGGTTGCCGCACAGGTTGTCGCCGCACAAAAGGAAGATGAAAGAAACATTCCGGAAGTTGTGCCGCCAAAAGACAACACGCAGAGGGATAATGCCGCTGTAATGGCTGCATTTGACAAAGAATTGGGAGGACAACTGTAATGGGAAACATCACAGGCAATAGCCAGATCATTAACCACGGGCCGGATGACTTGTTCATTGGCGACAATGAGTTTGCAAGCGAAGTTCTTTCTCTTGCGGCTGCTACTACTGCAAAAGACGGTTATGTTCTTGTGCGCAACGGCACGAGCGGAAAGCTGGAGCTTGCAGATGATGTAAGCGGCCAGTGTTTTATTCTTGCTGCACACGACGACCTTGTAAATACAAACGCAAGCGGCGGTGCCGCAATTGACTTTTATGTCCGCGTTTGCATCGCTGGAAAAGTTAAGAAAAGCGGCGTAACAGTTGCTGGAACTGCTTTGACTGCTGCACAGGCAGACACTTTGAGAGCAAGCGGAATTCTTGCCCTTGATGTTACAAATATCGGAAAACAGGATAACCAGTAACGGTTGTTCTTACTGACAGGAGGAAAACAATGGACTTTTTGAAAAAAGTTTTGAAGATGTTCACAGATGACGCGCGAATGCAGAAGCGCGGATTCTTTACAACTTTCTTCAAGACAACTGAAGAAGATTATACAAATGCAGAATATGTTGAAATCGACATTGAGCGCAGCGGAAACAAAGTTGCGCCGGTTCTGAAAGACCACAGGACAGGCGGCGTTATTGTTGACGACGACATTTTTACAGAAAAGCGGTTTAAGCCGCCTTATTCTTGCCTGAAGCAGCCTGTTCCGCTTTATGACCTTATGCAGCGTCAGCCGGGCGAAAGAGACGACGACACAGCTATTGGCTCATGGTTTGCCCGCCTTGTCGCAAAAATCAAGAAGGCGCTTTCTAAATTCCATCGTATGTTCAAAGAGCAGATTGAATTGCAGTGCGCGCAGATTATGCAGACAGGTATTGTTCAACTTTCAGACGAAAACGGAAATATCGTTTATGACCTTGACTTCAAGATGAAGTCAAGCCACAAGCCTACTGTTTCTGTTGCCTGGAGCTCTTCAAGCGCTACTCCCCTTGCGGACCTGGAAGCTCTTTGCGACGCCATCAACGATGACGGAAAAAGCGACCCGGCTATTGCGATTTTTGGACGCAACGCCTGGAACAACGCGCTTAAAAACACAGACTTCAAGGACGCTGTTAAAAAGGACGGCATGAATCTCGGCCAGCTTTCGCCAGCCTTGAAAAACCGCGGCGGCCGTTACATGGGTTATGTTGACATCGGTTCTTACCGCCTTGAACTTTGGGTTTATAACGACAGCTACGAATCTTTCAAGGGTTCAACTCTTACAAAGTTTATGAACGCAGACAAGGTTATTGTTACCGCCGCTGTTGAGGACCTGGACTTTAGAATTGTGTTCGGCGGAGTGCCAACAGCCGGCATGAAAGAGCCGTTTGCGGCTATTGTTCCGGCAGAAGTTACTTATGACGGTTTTGCACGCATTCACAACCGTGTCTGGTACGACGAAAACGGCGATACATACACAGCTGAAAGCAAGATGCGCGCCTTGGCTATTCCAGTTTCCATTGATAAATTCGGTTGTTTGACAACCACAGTTTAAGAGGTAAAACATGGCAGCGACTAAAGTTTATGAAATTGCTGATGGCACAGCCATTACATCAAAGGGCGTAATTCTTGTTGAAGGACAGGAAGTTACCAAAGACGATTTTCTTTCTGAAGAAGTTTTTAACGAGCTTGTAAAGGCAAAGAAAATTGTACAGGTTACAAGCACTGGCAAAAAGCCTGCAAGCACTGGCAAAACAGCTTCAAATCCTACTTCTTCTACAGGTGCTGTAGATGCTGAAGCGGAGGACACAAACCCTAAATCTGATTCCAAAGATGATTCGGACAAGGGTGGCGACGCAGGCGATGACGCCGGAGACGCACAGTAAAAATGGGTTTAAGAGAACTTGCGCAAAAGGATGCGGCCCACACGGTTGAGGGCAAGCAAGCCGGAAACACTGTTTTTACCCTTAACGACAAAGCCGGGCATTCGTGGGAGATAACCGGGTTTGTGGGAGACATTGGCTATTCTGTTGATACAGAGGGAAACCGCGTTGCAGGGCGGACAGTGTGCGCAAGTTTTCTTGCAAGCCGAGTAAAAATAAACGGCAAAACCGTAACGCCCGCCCCCGGATGGAAACTTGTTTACAGGAATCTTGACGGCGAGACGCAGGAAAGCAATGTTGTTTTTGCAGAGCCGGACAGAACGATTGGAGTTGTCCGGGTTTATCTTAGCTTGGATATGAGCGGAACGGAACAGGCGGTAAATAATGGCTGAATGTGAGTGCAAAGATCTTTTAAGCGAGCCGGACAACATTGAATATATCCGCGATCAGATCGGGGCGATTTTAAGCGTAGAACTTGCCAATCAGTTTGCGCTTGCACAGGAAGCAGCCGACCCTAATGCCCGCGACTACAACATTGCCGTTTATATTGAGAATGACGACCCCTTGCAATATGTTGACGGCGGGGCAAATCCTTTTCCGCTTGTGAATATTTCTTTGGCAAGCGCAGAAAAGGACAGCGGAAGCACAAGCATAAACAGGCACAACATGAGCGCGACTTTTCTGGTTGATGTTTATGCTACAGACAACACCGAAAGCGGAGAGAATGCGGCCATGCGGGCAAGCCTGAAAGCCTGGAAGTCGGCGCGGATTGTAAGAAATATTTTGTGCGCCGAAAACTACGCATACTTCAAGATGCGCGGGATTGTAAGCGGACGCGACATCGTGAAATATGAGGCTGGAAACCCGGCGAGTGCAACCGCGGCTGCAAGGGTAAAAATTGTACGCATTACTTTGAATGTGGATTACATAGAGGGTGTGTCAATCAGCGAATGCGGGGAGCTTGAGCTGTTTGACGCAAAAATAAGCGACGAAGACGGCAGAGTGCTTGTCGAATTTCAATCTTAACTTTTTATAGGAGCAAAGGAAAATGGGTGTAAGTCCTAGCACTGTTTCAAGAATTACAGGGCTTGAAACGCATTACAAAAACTTTAACACCGGGAACGCCGCAATGCTGCCACAGCAGCTTGCGATTGTCGGGCAGGGAAATGACGATGCCGTCTATTCTCTTGACAAGTACGAAATTGAAGGAAGCGCAGATGCAGTCGCACAGAAGTACGGCTACGGAAGCCCTCTTCACCTTGCGGCGTTGCAGCTTTTTCCGAAAGCTGGAGCAATGGCCACATTCCCGGTTTACATTTTGCCCGTTGCAAAAGGAGCGCAGTGGACTAAGGCACAGGGCGAAATCCTTATTACTGGAGACGCTACAACAAAGGCCGGAAGCGGTACTGTTAGCGTTGGTGGCGTAGACGCCGAATTCAGCGTTGCAAAAGGCGCAACAACTTCTGAAACTATGGCTGCCATTGTTGCTGCAATTAATGCCGTGCTTGAAATGCCAGCCACAGCCGTTGTTACCCCTGCCGCAAACGACGACCCGGAGCATATCACTTTGGCTGCAAAATGGAGCGGCGCGCTTGGAAACAGCATTACCATTGTTCTGGATGCCGACTTGCCGGGCTTGACCGTGGCAATTACTGCGTTTGCAGACGGAACCGGAACGCCCGATGTCGCAGGCGCGCTTGAAAAGGTGGGTCAGAAATGGATTACATTTGTGCTTTCCACCTTTGATTACAAGGCAGGAAGCGCGCTTGATACATACCAGGCATGGGGCGAAGGCCGCTGGAGCGTCTTGCAGAAAATGCCTTGTATCGTTGCGCACGGCTGTACGGACAACTACACAACGCGCACAGCGATTACAGACGAACGCAAAAATGACTATGTCAATTTCTTGATTACAAGTGTCGGTTCGCCGGAGCTGCCTTTTGTTGTTGCCGCGAAAGGGCTGCTTAGTGACATTATTACAACAGCAGACTCAAACCCGCCGCAGAACTACAAAGGCCAGCTTACAGGGCTTAAAGCCGGAAGCGATGATACGCAGGAGACACCACAGATCCGCAATCAGTCCATTCTTAAAGGCGCGTCAAACAACATTAAGAGCGGAAATGTTGCGGAGCTGAACGACATTGTGACTTTCTACCACCCGGATTCAGAAGGAAAATATCCTGGCCGCCGCTATGTTGTGGATGCGGTCAAGCTCATGAACATCGTTTATAACTGCCGCCTTATCACTGAAAGCGACGATGTCAAGGGCGCGCCGCTTGTGCCGGATTCGCAGGTTACAACAAACCCGAAGGCGATAAAGCCTAAGACTGTAAAAGGCTGGCTTGCGAACCTTGCGCATTCCCTGGCCTTGAATGCGATTATCAGCGATGAGGATTTTACAAAAGAAAATCTTACTGTCGCAATCAACAGCGAGAATCCAAAGAGGATTGACTATGTATTTCCGTGCAAACTTTCCGGCAATGTGGAAGTTATCAGCGGTGATATTTATTTTGGCTTTTATGTAGGCTAAGGAGTTGAAGAATGGCAAAAGCAGGAAGCGCATTTGAAAGCATAACTTTGGACGGAAGAAACTTCACTTGTGACAGCGAGAGCGAGCCGGAAGTTGACCTTACAACTTATTCAAACGAAACGGCGGCAAACACGGACGGAACTTTCCGCATAAAGAAAACACGCAAAGTGCAGTCTGTCAGTGGCGTTGTGATTGCCGTTGACCCCGCACTTGGCGACTTGAGCTTTGTGAACGACCTGCAGAACAAACTTGAGCCTTTTTCTTTTATGGCTACAAGGGTGGACGGCGGTGTCTATTCGGGCGAAGTTACGCTTGTTGACGATGTGAAGTACAAGGAAAAAGACGGAACGATGGAGCTTTCAATCGAGGGCAGAATTGAAATGCTGTAACAGCTGCCGACTACTCACGTGAGTAGTCGGAGATTTTTTTTGAGGTGAAGAAATGTATTATATCGAGGTGAGAAAATGAAAGAAGAAAAAGCGGCTATGAGCGCAGAACTTGCAGAACAGGAATTCAACGAGTGGGCGGAAAACATGGGGCTGGAAGTTGAAGCAGATGAAACCAGAAGCGAAATGAACGAGACTCTTCTTTCCAGCGGCAAAAAGCTTTTTATCCGTGCGCTTGCCAAAGGAACTGCCGTTATAAACGATGACGGAAACCTTGTCTACACAGTCTCAAGGTTCAGTCCGGAGGGTTACAAAGATACAGAGGTAGAAATCAACATTCCTTCCCCTAGAGCCTTTGCCGCTGTGGGAAAAAAAGGAAGTGACGGAACGCAGAAAGCCCTTTCCATTGCAAGCAGCATGACCGGGAAAGACACAGGCTGGTTCTTGAATCTTGGCTTGCCGGACTTTAAATTCTTCATGGGGATTGTCGGACTTTTTTTGATGGACTGACCGTAGCGGTTGCGGTTGAGGGCAGAGAAAAAAAAGTTAAAGCCGCCGTTGGTATTCCTGTAATGATTAGGGAAATATATCAGAACTATCATCTTCCGATGAAACCGGATGAACTTTCGTTGGAAGATTTGCTGTTTTGGTATGAACCGTTGATTCCTAGTCTGATTCAGATACAGAAGGAGTTGAAAAAGAGTAAGAATCGAAGCTCTTGATGCGGTTTTTGCTGTTTGCCGGTTCTTTCAATTCTAAAAAGATACCAACAAATCCAATAAAAGCACAGATCGCAGGGATAAACCAGAGTTTTTCAAAGCCATGTCCAATAAAAAAACAAAGAGCCGTAAGCGCAAGAAAGAAAACTGTGAATATAACCCCTGCAATAAGCACAGTTTTTTTACGGCCTTCCAAAAGAGATTTCTGCATATTTTGCGGTAATTCATTAAACTTCATACTTTGATAATAAGGCGGTTCTTGGAAATGTCAACTACTTATCAAATAAAGACCGAATTTTCCATTTTAGACAAGGCATCGCCCGCGCTTTCCACACTGGGGAAAAAAGCGCAGTGGCTGGAAAAAAATCTTTCCGCCCCGCTGTTAGCCGCCGAAAAGCGTTTTACAGCATTTGAAACGGCAATGAAACAGGCTGTCGTAGGCGGATTCGGAGCGGTTACAGCCGCCGCTGCCGCCGCCGTGAAGTCTGCCATTCCTTTAGGCATGGAGCTTGAGCAGAACTTGGGCGGCACAGAAGCGGTATTCGGCGAGTACGCGGAAAGCGTTCAGACGCTTGCGGAGGAATCATACAGGAACATGGGGCTTTCCGCTTCCGACTATATGGCGACCGCTAACAAGATGGGCTCTCTTTTCCAGGGGTCAGGCTTGGAACAAGTCCGGGCAATGGAACTTTCGACAAAGGCGATGCAGCGGGCGGCCGATGTAGCTTCCGTTATGGGCATTGACACAAGCATGGCCATGGAGTCTATAGCCGGAGCCGCAAAAGGCAATTTTACAATGATGGACAACCTTGGTGTCGCCATGAACGCCACAACACTGTCTGCTTACGCGCTTGAAAAAGGAATCAACTTCAAATGGAACACGGCAAGCAATGCTGAAAAAGCGGAGCTTGCAATGCGGATGTTCTTTGAGCGGACGGAACAATACGCAGGAAACTTTGCAAGGGAGGCGGACAGCACGCTTTCGGGTTCGTTCGGGCGGATGAAGACGAATATCCAGGATATTCTTGCGAAAATGGCTTTGGGACAGGATATAAAGCCGTCCCTTGAGAATCTGCAGGAATCAGTGCTTGCGTTTGCGCACAACATCGTTCCTGCGGTTGTAGCCATTTTGAACCAGCTTCCAGCCCTTGTTTCTGGCGTTGTTTCTACTATTGGCCCGGTGATTGAACAGGCTTTGGGCGACATAAAAAGTCCGTTCGGGGAAATACTTATAGCGGGCCTGGAAGCAATCAAGATGATTTGGGATTTGAAAGTTCCCATTCTTGCCATCGGCGGGCTGTTTATGGCTTGGCATGGTATTGTGGATGTGATTTTTCTTGTTACAAAAGCAATGAAAGGCTTTGAGATTGCGACAAGGGTTGCGGAAGGCATTCAGGCTGCGCACAATGCGGCTTTATGGGGAACTACAGTTGCCATTGAAGCACAGGGAGGCGCGGCTGTTGCCGCCAGCGCAGGAATGAAAATCTACTCGGTCGCATCCAGTATCGCGGCCGGAGCGACTAAGGCTTTTTCTGCCGCAATGGGATTTCTGAACGCAGTGTTTGTAGCTTCCCCTATAGGCTGGATTGTTCTGGGGATTGTGGCGGCTATTGCGGCTTTGGTTGCAATTATAGTTGTCTGTGTCAAACACTGGGATTCAATAAGCGCGGCTTTGAAAAGATTCGGGAAAGCCGCATTGAATATTCTTTCTACGGTCTGGAATGCAATAACAGGATTCTTTGGCAGAATTCCGCAGTTTTTTTCTGATGCATGGGATGCCATGACTGGATTTTTCACAAATATGTATCATGCGGTTATGAAATTCCTGTTTGGCGACAACGCCGCCGCTATGGAAAAATTTATAGCTCAAATGATTGAAAAAATCGGGGCTTTTTTTGCCGGAATCCGGGAAAGCATCCGGCGGAGGCATAGCAGGATTTTTTACAAGCCTCTGGGAGAAAGTTTCTGCCTTCTTTGCAATGATTGGCGAAGGCATAGCAGGATTTTTTGCTGGAATCCGGGAAAAGATGACAGGCGCGTTTACGGCTGTAATGGAATCAATCGGGGCTTTTTTTGGCGCTATCTGGGAGAAAGCGGCGGGATTTTTTGCAATGATAGGCGCAGCCGCGGCAGGCTGGGCTGAATCTCTTAAAGCAAAGCTGCGGCCGCTTTTTGATTTTATAAGCGGACTTTTTGGCGGAATTGCGAATCTTTGGCAGGGGCTTGTCTCTGTGTTCCAGTCAGAAGGCATTATAGGAGTTTTTAAAAGAATCGGGTCTGCGATTCTTGGATTTGTGCTTACACCGATTGAAGCGGTTCTAAGAGCTTTAGACTGGGTTCCCGGCATTGGCGACACAATGGGAATCTGGGCGGACAAAATCGCAGAGATGAAAAGCGGATTTGACGCAAACGCAAGTTTTACTGAAAATCAGAACTTGCAGATTCCACCGACAAAGACAGCGGCGGCTGCAAGCTCTTATTCAAGACAGGAAAGCTATTCAAACGTGAATATCAATCTTGCGGAGCAACTGGAATCTGACAATTACGGCATGGTTGCGCCAGGCGTTACGGTCGCAAGGACTGCAAGCGGTTCGTTTTAAATCGGTATAGCGAGTTTACGCAAGCGCAAATATCATTGAGGCATGGCATGGAATGATGAGATTCAGGAAGCGGCGTATAACTCGCCTAGCGGAAAGCGGCAGACTTTTCTTTATGAGAATGTCAGCCGCGAAACCGATTTAAAAACAGCCTCTTTTGTATTCCCGGAGCTTGACGGGGCTTTAATCCAGTCTTTAGGGCTTGGCGGTAGGGCTTTTCCTTTAAAGTGTATTTTCTCCGGCGCAAGCTGCAACAAGGAAGCAGACAACTTTGAAAAACTTTTAAGCGAGCGCGGCCACGGAATTCTTGAACATCCTGTTTACGGCAGGATAAATGTTGTTCCGACCGGAAAAATCAAGCGGACGGACAATATTCTGAACGGCGCGAACGAAAGCAGCGTTGAAGTCACATTTTCCGAAACTCTTGTTGATAAAGAAGAATCTGCAAGCGAGGTCGCAACGGCGGACAAACTGGACGCTGCAATGGACGAATACGAGGATGCGGCTGTAGCCGATTTTGCAAATAATATTTATACAGATTCGATTGAAGATAAAATGCAGCTTCAATCCGTTATGAAGGCCAATGCGGATTCAACTTTTAAAGGCGTTGAAAAAATGACAAAAAACACCCCTAAGAACAAGAAACGCGGAAGCCTTTTGCAGTGGTTTAATTCTGCGAAGAAATTCATAAACAGCATTATTGATAACATTGATAAAATCGGAAGCTATGCCAATGAAGTTGCGCGGACAATGATTAAAATGATTCGCTATCCTTCAAAAATCGCAACAGACGCGCTTTCAAAACTTGCCGGCTATCAGCTGATGATTAAGGACATTGCAAACAACGTGAAGGCAGATCCGTTCGGAGCAAAAGCCGTTACAAACCAGTATTCGGCGGCCTGCCTTGCCTGGGGAAGCATGGTTGCGGCTTTAAGCTATGGAGTTGCAAAAACAGCGGCGGAACAAAGTATAAATCAGTCGGCCAGCGCAAGCAGTTCTGAAAATACTGCAAGTTCCAGCGACGATGATTTTGATTTTTCAGATAACGATTCAAGCGGCGGACTAAAAAGCCGTGCGGATGTTCTGGAGACTGCGGCACAGATTGCAGCGACTTTTGCTGAATACAGCGCATATATTGATTCTCAAAACAAGAAAAACGCTTTTGTAGATACAGGCGAAACTTACGAAAAACTTTTGAATGTTGTCACTTATTCCTTGCGGTCACTTGAAGAAACGGCGTTCAATCTGCCTACTGTGCGGATTATTACGCTTGACCGCGACAGACAGCTTTTTGAGCTTTTGACGGAGCTTTACGGAAAGGACGGATTCAACAGGCAGGACCAGTTTATAAACGACAACAAGCTTACGGCGGACGAAATTGTGCTGATTCCTATGGGACGGGAGGTGCGCTATTATGCCTAAAGTTCATACCGTTGCAAGCGGTGATTTGCTGTGGAAAATCAGCGTTAAATATTACGGAATTCCCGGAAAGTGGACGGACATTGTAAACGCAAATCCGCAGCTTAAAGGCCGGAAAACAGCTGTTGACGGCTCTCCGTACATACGGCCGGGCGACAGGCTGATTATTCCCGATACACTGGAGCCAAAGGAAAATAAAGCCCCTATACAAGCAAAACAGACTGTTATCCTGGACGAAAAGGCAAAAAAAGACCTTGCCATTTTTTGCGACGGAAAAAAGTTTACCGGCTTTACAGGCTACACGGTTGTTTGTTCGGTCGATACTTTTGACGCTTTTTCTTTTTCCTCTATCTGGGATTCCACAAACAAGGATTTAAGGGAATTATTCAGACCATTTACTTACAAGGAATGTGAAGTTTATTTTGATGGCGATTTAATCTTTAAAGGGCGGCTTTTGCCGGCTGTTCCGAATGTCTCGCCGGATTCAAAAACTATAACCGTGCAGGGCTATCCGCTTTGCGCCGTTCTTAATGATTCAACTTTGCCAGATTCTCTTTACCCGCCGGAATACAACGATTTGGATTTAAAGCAGATAGCAGAAAATATTGCTGGCGCATTCAGCGTAAATGTACAGGCTAAAGTTGATACTGGAGACAGTTTTGAAAGCGTGGAGATTGCGCCGGAAGACAAGATTCTGGATTTTCTTAAAAAACTTGCTGAACAGCGCGGCGTTTTTCTTTCCAATGCGCAGGACGGCTCTTTGCTTATCTGGAAGCCGGAAACTGAGGAAGTGAGCGCGACTTTTAAGGAAGGCGAACAGCCTTTTGTTTCCTGTGTTCCGGCTTTGGACGGACAGAAAATGTACAGCCATGTAACAGGCTTTACCAAAGTTGACGCAGAAAACGATTCTGAAAAATACACTTATGAAAACGATTATCTGATTAAGCACGGCGTTCTGCGCTGCTATTCAAAAGTCATGCAGGATGTGGATTCCGGCGGACTTGAAAATGCGGTCAAGGCGATGGCAGGGCGCATGTTTGCCAGCGCGGTTAAATACACGCTTACCGTTGCGGGCCACAGGGATAAAAACGGCAAGCTGTACCGTAAAAATATGATGGTCAGCGTGCTTGCGCCGGACGCAGAAATTTACAAGGAAACAAAGCTGCAAGTTGATGAAGTGCAGCTGAAACGGAGCGAAAGCGAAGGCGAACAAACCGTTTTTTCTTTGGTTATTCCTGGAAGCAGGACGGGCGAATTAAGCGGGGGCTTTGCATGGGAAGAATAGGAAAACACCTTAAAGCTGAAATTGACAAATACATTGAACAGGTGATTGAAACGCGCTTGAACTACAAGCAGACCGCTTTGACTTTTGCCCCTAGCGGTGATGATTCGCCGCCGATTAAAGACGACAGAATTATTCTTGTGAGCATAGACGGAAACGGAAAGTTTGCCGCCGTCGGTGTTTTGACAGCTTCGCAGGGAGCAAAGCCGGGCGAAAAGATTTTGTACTCAAGAAACGAAGACGGCGAGGCGCAGGCGGTTTTATCGCTTTTGAATGACGGCAAAGTAAAACTTGAGACTCCGGAAGAAGTGAGCCTTACGGCCGAAAAGAGCGTAAAGGCGGAGACAAAGGAAAGTTTTGAGATTACAAGCGAAAAGGATTTTAAGGCGGAAAGCAAGGCGAATGTTGAGGTTACGGCATCACAGAATATGACACTGAAAGCGCAGCAGACGGAGCTTACAGGCGGAATGCTCAAATGCAAGGGAACGGCAGTTCCGAGCGGACAGGGACCGTTCTGCGCGATTCCGGTCTGCCCTTTTACTGGCGCGCCGCAGTGCGGTACGGATGTAAGCGGAACATAAGGAGATTTTATGGCATTGGACGGAAACAAGACAGGAAGCGCGGTCTACAGCTTGATAAAAAGCGCGCAGGTTTCGGATGAAGCAAGCTGCGAAAAGCTGTGGCAGAAAATTGTAACAAAGATTTTTGATGACATAAAAAGCGATGCGGAAATAACAGTACCCAGCGGCAGTGTTATTATTGCAGTTGCGGGTCAGGCGACAGGAACGCCGAACCCCGCGCCTATAAAAAACGGAGTTCAATAAAAGTGGATTTGAGCAGAACAGAATTTGCCGGAGATGTGCTTTTAAGCGGCGCGGACGGCATAGGAAACATTGTTATTGAAGACGGACTTGTCAAAGACTGCCGTAATTTTTCTACGGCGGTTTATCTGTCTTTGTTTGGCGGGAACGCAAGAGACAGCGCGGGGCGTGAAAATGAAACCTGGTGGGGCAATCTTATTCCAGGAACAAAGAAAAATGAAAAGCTGGTTTCGTCTTTTTATGCGGTTGTAAACGGCTTGCCGCTTAATTCAAACAATATAAAAAAGGCGGCTGCGGCTGCAAAAAACGATTTAGGCTGGATGCTTGAAGAGGAAATTGCGGACGAGATTGAAACTGCGATTTTTGCAACAAACGCAAAAAAAGTTCAGCTTACGGTTCATATAACAAAGAACGGCGCGGACATCCTGAAAGACACATACGGCTTTCAATGGCAGGGCGCGTAATCGAAGGAGAAAATAGATGGCTTACGAGAATAAAACTGTTGACTATG